GTAAAAATAAATCTTTCAAATTCAGGTTCTAAGTATAATAAAAAATCTTGATAAGTTTCAAACTTATAATTCATAAAAACCTCTTTAAAATCAACAACTTAGTGACATTCTGACCAGTTCGTTCCCACATTAAATTCAATACCAATAGGTACTTTAACTTTAAAATTATCACAAACATGTTTAATACTTTCTTCAATAGTTGTTGTTAATATGTTTTCATCAGCAACCCAGAATTCATCACCTACATGAGAAATACCATTATTAGCTAATATTAAATTCTCTTTAGCTTCTTCTTCTGTTTTATATTTATGAATAGTAATTAAATCAGAGTGCATATCATATTGTTGTTCATCATGATAAATAATCATAGAGAATATTTTTTTAGCATCTCTTGTATCAAAGAAAGGATCACCTAATAGACCTTTTTGATCAAGTCTATAAGCAGTTTCTAAACTACCATACTTCATGATTAAAGCACCAGTAGATTGGAATAACAAATTAATTAAACTATGTTTACTACGAACAAATAATTTACGCTTATCAATAGATAAGATATATTTTTTACCAGTAGATTCCCAGAATTTCTCTACACGATCTTTTAATTCTTTTAATGCAGGAACAGCTTCCCAATATAATTCAAATAAACGTAAACCTTCTTCTTCAGATACGCCTAACATTTTAGCAAGCTTTTTAAAACTAGCTCCATACATACAAGCATATGAGAATGATTTTGCATCTGTTCTAGATATACCTAACTTATTAGCGTTAATAGTATGACATTGAGATGCAACATAAATACTATTATTACGTTTAACAAAGATATAGTTAGTAGGTACAGTTACACACCATACATCTTCATATACATCTTCTAAGAATATGTCTTCAGAAATAACTTTAAATCCATCTTTATTAAGTGGAGCTTTACCTATAATAGTTTGATAAATTGTTCCTTTTTCTCCTTCTTTTTCTAAGATGAGAGAAGAAGAACCAGTTAATCTTTGTTTAGTAGCAATTTTAACAATTGTATCTTTATTATAAGATTGTAAAACCATACCAGAAGATTTTTCAGTATCAATTAAGATATCTCTTAAATCATATTGATATGTTTTAGACTCGTTAATAGTACTCATACCACAAGAAGGGATAAAAGTATTAGGATTTTTAATTACATAGTTTTTAAGATCTTTAGCTTCTATTTCTAAATATTGATTTAAGTCTTTATTTAGAATAACTAAAATATGATTAGGAGTTACTTTAATATCTAATCTATCAGTTACTACACGAACCATCTTACCAATATGTTGTCTTCTAATAATATTAGAAGGTTTAGCGTAAGTAACTAAATGTAAAGGACTAGTAGACCAGTTAGCAATTAAAGTATTTTCTGTAATATCATCAGAATGAATCCAACCTTCTTTAGTTAATAATAAAGTTTCTTTATCAAAACAATCGTTAGGTTTTTCAGCAACTAATGATTCAGCAAGTTCAGGACCATTAGTATAAGGGAATACAAAGTTACCTTGTACACGAGCTTCTAAAGAAGAATAATCATAACCAAATTGTATTCTACCTGGAGCTACACCAAACATTTGTCTCATAGGACCGCCAAATAAGGAGGTAACACGAGGAATATTTGCAACAGCAGAGTGTTTAGTACGTGTAGTAGCTGCACCTAAAGTATCAGAAGGAGTACTTATACGGTTATCTTCTCTAACTAAAGATAAGTAACCTGAAGCAATATCACCTTCACCATCTTCATCTAAACCACCAGCAATAGAGTTACGTCGATGTTTGTATGTTAAATATTCTACAACATCTTTAACAAAATCAGCTTTACTACCAAGAACTTCAAGATTAGGGCATAAGTTTTTTTCTACACCAATACGAATCATAGGACTAACTGGAACAATAATAGAAAACTCTCTCATTTTCTTTAAGAGTTGTTGTTCTAATTTATGTTCAGGAATACCTAAGATTTCTAATCTATAATCTTTGTATGGGCCATTAAGAGTATTATCTACATATCTTTTAATGGTAGCTTCTAGTTTTTCACCTTCTAATTTTTTCTTTTTAGAGTCTTTAGTAAGGTCTCTAATTTTCCATTCAGCAGGTATCCAACCTAATTTTAATAAATAAGCTTTTAAGTTATCTAAATCATCAATAGTCGAAGGTATTTCTTTTTTAAGACATACTCCATCTTCTAAAGGAAGTTGAAAACAATTTCCTTCAAAAACAATTGATTGTTTATCTTCAGATAATGTTGCACCAATTTTATCAATAAATTTTTCTAAGAAAGCTGTTAAATCACCATTAGCTTTAAACTGTCTAGTTGGTGGCATGAACTCTTTTTGTTCACCTTTATTTAACATCTTAGGAGGGAGTCTAGGATCTACTCTTTTCTTAATATCACTTAATAAGGTATTTAAATCACTTAAAGCTTTTTCAGCTACATCAGTATTAAAATAAAAACCATAAAGTTCTTGTCTTAATGCTAAATCAGCAGATTTTAATTCTATATGATATTGATACCATATTTTAAAGTTATTATTTTCTTTTAATAATTCTTTATAAATATTCGAAGTAACCTTAGTATCTGTAATACAATAAGGTATGATTTCTTCATGATAGTGTGCAAATTCAGATCCTTTAGTAGAGTCTTTAGATATATAACCTTTATCGATACAGACTTGTCTGTAGTCATCTTTATAATTACCTAATTGTATTCCCCAGTTTTTTAAACTATGACCAAATATACGATCTGGTTGAAGAATTTTAGATAATACTAAAGTATCGATTATTTTAACAGGTCTACCAAATACTTCACCATTATTTCCTAAATCATCAGGATAAAAATAGATTTTATAATCTAAAACATTAAATAGAAATAATGCAGGGGCATCATACTTAACACCATTATGCCAAATTATTTCTTCAGCATTTTTTAAGTGTTCTCTTAAGTTTTCTTTTGTACATTCATTTAGTTTTAGTACTACATTATCAGTAGGATTATCAGCATCCGTAATAACAATACAGTATAACTTAGCAATATCTTTAAATTGTAAAGGCATTGTCTTAAAGTCTATTAAATGATTAAGCAATCCGTTTGCTTCTATATCAATAACAGGTTTTTTATAAGTTTTATAAAACAACTATAACTCCAAAGACCAGTTTTTCCAAAGGTCTATATTAGATTTTAACTTTATGTTTTTAAAAAAGAAACATTATAAACTTTTAATTATGTGTTAACAATAGTCTTTTAAATTAACTATTGATAATTTGCCACCAAAAACTACACCAGTATCTAGAAACGTACAGTTACCTACATGTTTTATTTCTTCTAAAACAGTATGTCCTAAAAATACTCGATGAATATTTTTAACATCTACAGTATCTTTATAAACTGTATCTCTAGTCCACATACAAAGATCTATCACTGATCTTCCATGATACTTGTAATTTTGAGTAACTTCTTTTTTTAATTCTTCCCAATCTAAATTAGGAACATCAGCATGAACAAAACCAAACTTTTTATTTTGATAATGTACTTCTAATAATACAGGTAAAGATTTAAATCTGTTAGCTATATGCTCTTGAATGTCTTCATTTAATTTATAAAACCAAGAACCACCATTATTAGGTGCTTTGTGAGAATAAGCTATATGATCGTTTAAGAAACCTTCTTGACAAAATTGTTCATGATTTCCTTTTATAGAAATAAACCAATGTTCTCTTAAAAGGTTAAAAACTTTTTCATTTTCTCTACCTCTATCTACAAGATCGCCAACACAAATTAATAAATCAGTATTAAAATTAAATTTAATTTCTTTTAACTTTGACATTAATTGAGTATAACAACCATGTATATCACCAACTACATATACATTGATATCTTCGTCATCATCAACGTATAAATATTTAACTAAATTATTATTCATTTTATTCTCCTAAAATAATAAAATGAGAACTATGATGCATAAATCCTGAAAGAGCTAATTGATCTATTAGTCTAAAACAATCTTGAAAAGAATTGAATATAAAAAATTTTGAACCGAACCCACGTAGACCATCAATAGAGTTATTTAAATTTATTATAGGAAAATACCTTAACCCATAAGAAAGAAATTCATTCTTTTTTATATTATTATTAAATACAACTATAGTATCTTTAGTAATACTTGTATAAGTAGGTTCAGTAATAAAATCAACTAAAGCTCTAGTATGCCCTGCGCCTCTTCTTAGTATAATATTAGGGTTATTAAGAACATACTCAAAATAACTAATATCTTTACTAGCAGTTTTAGAATAAGCATAAGAATCAAAATATTTTTCTAATATTAATTCTTTAGTACAATTTGAATTATAATTGTCAGATCTTATCTTATAATTAATTTGTTGAATAAAATTAAAAATATGAGACTTAGCCATATGAATTAACATATCAGTGTCTATTGCATAAAGAAATTCACAAGAAATATTAAAATTATATGCTAAGCGAGACTCTGTTAATAATAAACGAACATGAAAAGAGTTTATTGTAGGATCTTCATATAACGATACTTCAGATTTCATATAATGAAGAGGAGTTACAGACATTTCATTTGTAAAAAGTTCTTTGATTAATCTTAAGAGATAATCTTTATTCATATAATATTTCTCTTAAAATGTGACTAACTATTTTCATCGTCCATCCATTTCCTAATACAGCTTGAGCTTGATTATAAGATAAAGATTTAGTATAACCAATAGGTAAGTTTTGAGCTTGTTCTAATTCTTCTCTTGTAAGTAATCTAAACCAATCTTCATATTGAACTAAACCACTATTAGGAGTTCTATATTGTTTAGTTGTTAAACAATATATTTTATCAGAATTAGTTACATTAGCACATCCAAACTCTACATTATTTCTACCTGCTCCATCGTTCCACATAGCAATAGTAGATTTATTAACAGGCATTTTATATTGAGCTTGATTTTCAGAAGTATCTTTAAAATTTTGAAAAGAAATATTTTGATCTTCAGGGATAGTAAAATTTTTATTAGACCAATAAATACGAGCACGTTTTTGATAGCTAACTAAAGAAGAACAAATGAATTTACCTTCAGTTTCAAGATAATCATCTAAGTTCTTTTTATAATCTTTTCTCATACGAACATTTTCTAAGAAAAAATTCACATCAGGATTATGTTCCTTTATTTCACGGTATATTCTAAGATATTCGTAAAACAAACCAGACTTACCTTCAAAACCTTCTTGTTTACCCATAGGACTAAAACTTTGACAGTTATGTACTACGATATTAGAAACAGTATAAGAGTTATCTTCTTCTACTTCTAAATTATAAACAATAGCTTCTTCTTCTGTTTCATTAACTTCATGTACTATTTGAGACCAAACACAATTATCAGAATATTCAACATTATTTTCTAAAGATATAGTTAAAATATAATCATTTTTATATTTAGTAATAGGAGAGTATGAATTATAACAATTTAAAATTAATTGTTGTAAAGTTAAAGCATTATCATATTTTTCAAAAGGTATTTTAACTTCTTTATTATAACTAAGAATTTTAAAATGAGAACTTAAAAAATATTTTTGTTCTTGTAAAGATTTAGATAATATTGCTTTAAAATTATTATTAACACTTTCTTGTTGTACAACAAAAGAGTTATAAATTTCAGGATTTAAATCTTTAGCTTCTGTCCATATAGGATCTTCATTTAAAGCGTGTTTAGTATAAAAAGGATGGTTAGATGTAGTATTTATTTCAATACCAGTAACCAAAGATACTTTAGTAATTTTAGAAGATTTAGAACCAACATTAATTACTTTTTTCCAGTTACCAGTGTGTGTTAATACAACATCACCGATTTTAATTTTATCTATATTTTTATAACCATTTAAGGTTAATACTAAAGCATCAGAAGTAAAACAAGGAGATCCACCAATAAGTAAATCAATTTTACCTACGTCTATTTGTTTAGCTTCTTTAGTACTTAAATCTTCGTAAAATAAGATACCATTTTCATATCTTATTTTAGTAACATCACCTAATCTGGTGATTTCATTAGGATGGTTATCTTCTGAACATTTTATAGCATTTTTATCTATTTCAGAAGCATAGTAATTAAAATCTTCATTGATTTTTAATCCAATGTCTTCTAATGCTACTTTACCAGTAGACCCACCATCAAATAAACTTAAAACATTTAACAATTTAAATCTCTTATCTGTTAATCATATTTTTAAATAAATGAGCAATTACATCTATAGTCCAACTATTTCCGTAAGCTTTTAGTGTTTGAGATTTACTAATAACGCTGCACCAATCATCAGGAAATCCTTGTAATCGAGCGCATTCTGTTACAGTTAAATATCTAGTAGATATAGTATTACTATTAGCATCAGAAAAAACTAATACATTATCTTTTTGAACTGTTGTTAAACAATTAGTTTTAAAATCCTTTCTTACTTCTAGTCTTTGAGTAGTTAAACCAGCAGTTAACATTTTACCATCTTGTCTAACACCATTAACTAAGTATCTACCTCTATATGCACCACAACGAACTTCAGAAGCTCCTTCAGGCATATCTTCAATAATGTATTCAACACGAACATCATTATTAGGTAGAGGAGTTACTTCCCAATTACACCAATAATATCTTTGTCTATTTTGAGCACTTACAACAGCACTATTAATAAATAAAGGTTCAACTCCTAAATAAGAAGAAATAATATCTAAATATTCTTTTTTCATTTTTACATTTTCAAGTAAAAATTTAACATTAGGATTTAAAGATTTTATATGATTTAAAATTTCAACATATACAAAAAAAAGAGATGATCGTGGATCATCAAAAGCAAGTTGTTTACCAGCAAAACTAAATCCTTGACAAGGACTTCCACCAATTAATAAATCAATAGAAGCCCAATCAATATCCCATTCTCTCCAATTAGAAACATCGCCAAAATTTAAATCATACATATAATGAGTTTCAGAAACTTTATTTGCAAATTTATCTATTTCAGCTTTGTAATAAGAAGATACTTGAATACCAGCTCTTTCAAGAGCTAAACGACCTGCAGAAATACCATCAAATAAACTAAGTACTTTAATCACTTGGTATCCCTTGCTCAAAATAAAACTTATAAAGATCTAAATAAATATTATTATTTGCTATCATATTTCGAAAATATATTTGAAAATCTGTCTTTATTTCTAAAATCATTGTAGCTGTTTTTAAAGAATCTTTGTATTTATTTAAGACATCTTTAAAAGTATATGACGTCCAATCTGTTAAAAATTTAAGAGTAGGAGAAGGTAAAAAGAAATCTTCTTTTAAATAGACTCTAAAATACTTCTCATGATCGTAAGGTTCAACCATAAACATATCACCATTACTTTCTATAATAATTTTCTCTAACTCACGAATAATATTATCAATGTTACTCATAGAATAACTTAAAGGAAATTCAGGATACAAAACCATATTATACTCTATTTTTAATATTATCTAATAAATTAAGGCTAAAACATTCTGTATATCCTTTAAATTTATTGATAGGGTTATATTTAAATTTTTTATATTTGTTGTGTAGTTTCTTTTCTTTAATAGAGCATTCAAAAGATGTAACAAAAGTGAAAGAATCAATAATAAAATAATTATAAGGTAATTTTAATTTACTATTAAAACGAGAAGAAACTGATCTAGATGTTTTACCTATTTTAATAAAACTTTCAGAATCATTAAAACAGTAAATAACGTAAACAGTATGCATATAAGTTTAATTATATTAGTTTTTATCTATTAGTATGTACTTTCACTAGGTTCAAACAATTCAGGATTGACAAGTTTATATTCTTCTAAAGAATATAATGTATGAGAGGTATTATCATAAAATAATGAACCACCATCACCAGTTAATCCAGTTGCCCTATTTTTAGAGATACGATGTGTCATAGTAGACATAAGTATTTTTTGTTCATTTTCAGATAAAGTAGGATCGGGTTCTTTTTCACGATTAAGTAAAATAGTTAAGAAAGAAGATTGAATAAGAGTAGAAGAACCTTTTACTTCTTGTTCACTATATCTTGCATCAACACCACCACCCTGAGACTTTCTAATATGGTTAATACAAATAAAACATACATCATATGCTTTAATAGTTATTTTCAACCAAGCTGAAAACTCTTCTTGTTCACCAATACTAAGACCAGCAAACAAATCTTGAATAGGATCAATAACAATAATTTTACAGTTACAAGCAATAATAAGTTGTTCAATTAATTTCTTAATATTTTCTAACTTACCATCACGTTCTTCCATTAGATAGAATCTAGGAGTACCGTCATCATTATGATATAAATAATCTATTTTAGTATCTACTTCTTCAGATGTAATTAAAGCTTCAGCTTCAAGATCATCTAATAGATTAAGTTTCACACCTATATGTCTACTTACTAAAACATTACTATATTCTGATCTATCTGCTTCTAAACTTAGAATACCCATTTTATAAGGGCTATTAAAGATCCAATAATATAATAGTTCATTTACATAAGTACTTTTACCAATACCAGTTGGTCCAACAATATTAACAATCGAAGGAAGACGGATTCCGTCCTCTTAACATTTCTTGTAATTGTCTTAAGAAAGGAGGTAAAGGAATTTTTGTTTTTCTAATACCATCTAATAAAGCTTGTTTTAAAACATCAGATCCGTATTATACCACTAGGAGTATAAGCACGAGGTTTAAACATACCATTAATAATAGCATTTGGTTTACCTTTTTGAAGACACTCGTTTGCATCTTTATAAGGCAAGTCCATTATAAATACTTTATTACGTGGAAGTACTTTAACTAAATTATGAAGATGTTGTTGACCAGGTTCATCATTATCAGGGCAGATAATAATTTTTTCAAATTTATCTAACCATTCATAATTATTCTGATATTGTTTATATCCACCTTCACCAGTAATAGAACATACTACAGGAGGAGTTTCCCAACCTTTAGATGTACAATATTCATTTAATACTTGATAGATAGATAGGGCATCTTTTTCACCACTAGAAATAATAATATTTTTAGAAGTAGTTCTTAAGAAAGATACTTGACCGAATAGATCACAAGAAGAATCTGCTTCTCCTTTATTAAACCATCGTTTATCAGCCGATCTCCATTTAATACCTACTAAATCATTATTTTTAGTAATAGGATAATACTGAAAGGTAACTTGTCCTTTTTCATCGTATTGGTGTCTTACACCATATTTTTTACAAGTCTCTTTATTAAGACTAGACCAATTTTTAGGATCTTCACCTGTGGTTTTCTTAAAAGTATCCCACATGTCTATTGTAAATTCACCAGCCATTTGTATCTCGTATTCATATCTGTCTTTATATGTTTCTTTTTTATGTGAAGAAGAAGCTCTTGTATATTTACAACTCCAACAATGTGCAGATTCTGTACCATCACTATTTAAATAAATAGATAAGTTATTACCTGCATTATCTCTACCCATTGATCTACATTTAGGACAAGCTTCTTTTCTTAGTTCTTTAGAATTATTATCCATTAAAACCCAGCATCATCAAAAATTGAACCTGTTCTTCTTCTTGTACCTAATTCTGGAGTATCAAAACGAAATCTATTTACTACCCTTAATTCATAGGCATAAAAACGTTTTGTAATCTTTTTAATATATTTCATATTACAAGTATCTAAAATATCTATTTTACCTAACTGAACAGAATCTAAAAACTCTTGTGTAGGATTAATACTAAAATCTTTATACGTAATCAAACAAAGACTACAAGGAAAATGAACTAAAGGGCTTTCAGTAGTATTTTTAACAATTATTTGAATTGCTTCTCTTTGGTAATTAAAAGATATTACAGTAGTAATATAATTGGAACGGTATTGTACAGGGAGACCTTCACCAGTTTGTTCAGTTATTTCTGTACAACCTAGTTCAGTTATTTTTTCAAGTAACTGAGTAGTTTCTTGAGGATCTACAAAGATATCAATATCTTTACCTTTAACATTAAAATACCAATCTCTAGGAGCACCACCTGCAACTACAGGATTAACTAAAAAAGGTTTTAATTCATTTAATATTGCATCTGTTTTATCAATTTGTTCTTTAACTCTTCTAGATAAAGGGATTGCTATAAACATATTTTCTCTAACTTATATCTTAATCATTTCAAGAGGGACATTTCTATCCCTCTATCTTTTATTGTCTTTATATAATTTCATCTACGCATTCTAATTCTAATGCGTTATTAGAATCAAAATACCAATCAAATTTTCTAGTATGAACTTCGTCTAAACGTTCTTGAGTAATTAAAGTACGAGTAGTTACAACAGTATCTAGCTTATTTTGTAAGCGAGTATTTTCTTCTGTTGATTCTTGCATATCCATTACTTTACCCCAAGCCATACCACTTAAGCTATGGAACATATAAGTTGTATGAGGATAAGAGAAACGCTTATGACCACTAATAGCAATCATAAAACCCATTGACATTACTTTACCAAAAGCAATAGTATGGATAGGAGTTTTACTTGAAGAAATAGCACCTAGTAAACCAAAACCGTCGTATACGCTACCACCATAACTACTTACATATAGTTTAATAGGTTGACGAATATAGAATTGACCATCAGCTTGATATTCTTTCTCTTTACGAGAATCTTGATAATTAATATCGTTGATTTGTTGAATAACAGGGGCGATAGTTTCAGGATAAACTTCTGTAGTTAACCAAATAGCTCTTGGATCAGAAGGATTAGAACTTAAATCTAAACCCAAACTAGGCAAACCTAAAGCTTCTTCTTGTTTTACCATAATAATTTGTTGTTGTTCTTGTTCAGAACGTTTTTTCATATATTTAAGCATTAGATTATCCTTAATTAGAATCATTTTCTATTTTAAGTATTCTTATAATATTATCTCTTCTTGATACAGCATTAGAAGGTATTTCTAAGTTTCTTGTTATAAAAAATTCTTTATCTTTTTTTTCTTTAATAATAGCTATAGCTGTTTTAATAATAAAAGCTTCTTCAAAACTTATATTATGCTTATCAGCATAAGATTTTATTTTATGTCCTTCTTTACTTACTAATTGCATATTAGCAGGTGTAGTACATAAATGTTTTACAAAAGGTTGAATATCAGACCAATCTCTAAAAGAAGCATTACCAATAATATGATCTACTTCTAAATATGATTTAGGAGTCCATTCTCCAGTTAAAGCACAAAAATTTCCAGATTTAGCTCTGCCAGTATAATTTTCAGGAGGAGGAAAACATTGAGAATTTTTAAATTGAATTTTTAACGGATATGTTTCCCAAACAGCTCTTCTTAAACAACCACGAAGCCATGTAAAAAAAGCTGCTTTAGTTTTCCAAGGACTGCCTTCGACTTCCCAAGGATTTATTTCAGTCATATTTTAAACATCTACAATCAAAATCTGCGGTATCATATGTACCTTCGTCATTTAACCATTTTACAAAAACTATATTTTCTTTAATATCTGTAATTGTTAAAGGAGGGCTTCCTGATACTAAAAAAACTGTTTCAGAAATTTTAAAATTATTTACTAACGTGTTGTTTGAGGTCACTTAAAGTTCCTAAATATACATCATCTTCAAAAATGATAGGAAAAGCTCTAGCAGTAGGTACTAAAGATTTTATTTCTTCTAGAGTATAATCTACATTTAACATCTTAACTGTAAATTCAATACCTTTCATATTCAATAACATTTTCGCTTGATCACATTGAGAGCAAGATGGTTTTGAATAAATTGTAATACTCATAATTAATTCCTTTTAATTAAAATTATAGTTAAATATTTTATCATTATCTGTAATAGTTACTACATTAGTAACATAAGATACAATATCTTGTTCTTGTGGGGCCATCTGTACTTTACTTAAATCCATAAAAGATTCTAAGTGTGGCATAGGATTAGCTTTAGGGAACTTGTATTTAGTATCTAATTTATATGTATTAACTACATCTTTAGCACAAAATAACACAAATTGACAAACTAAATCAGCATTAGTTCCTACTAAGTTTTTATTTCCATTTTCAAAGATATAATTCTGAGTCCAATCCATATCTTGATCAATTACAGTTTCAGTAATTTGAGCTAAGGTTGGTTTTAATTCTTCAAATACTTCTTTACCTAAATCATCAGCCATTAATTCTTTAAGTACTTCTTTTCTATATTCAGAATGATTCTCTAATTCATCTTGACAGATTTTCATTACAGCAGAACCAATAGGAATAAAGTATCCAGATTTAACAATAGTAAATGTTATAGCAAAAGAAGCCATAAATTTAATACGTTCTAAACATAACATAATGAAGTAAAATAAAATTAAATGTTTTTTAATTTCTTTATCAGAAGGTAATTCAAGACCTTTAAGTTTATGGTACGCATATTCAATCGAGAAAGCTTGTATTTGAGCTAATACTTCTCCAATGATACCACTACGTTCATATACTTCTTGATGCGCTAGAATGTCAGCCATAGCTTTCTGAGGGTCTTTAAAAGACATTCTTACTATTTCTGAATAAGTTAATCCATGAGTAAACTCATTAGATTGAACTTCAGTTTCTTGAGCAATAACTTCAGAACTAGGTTCAAAAGGAGCTATAATATAAACAGGTAGCTGAGCAGCAATACTATCATTGTGCCATTGCCAAGCTAATGTTTTAATCATAGCTTCAGAAGCATCTATAGGAGCTTGTTCAAAATCTACTAAACATTGACTAAAACTAATTTCAGTTTCTTTCCATTTTAAAGAACAAAGTTCATCATAAAGTTTAGAAATTTTAGGGTAATGTTTATGAATAGTGTCTAGTAAAGGGGCTTCACCTACACCAAATAATTTCTTTTGACTATATTCTTCTACAGTCTTAGTTGTATTAAAAGCTGTTTTTTTAATGACCTGCTCCATTACATTTTACATCCGTTCGCAGTCTGCTTCTACTTCTGGTAAAACTTGTTCAGAAGAGTTCAGATCTATTTTCTTACTCGTATTACTATTAGTATAATATCTATTAGGAACACCTAAAGATTGGGCATAAAATAAGTCGTCTAACAGTTCATCAGAAGTAATTAAATTACTACCATTAACCTTATACCACATATCTGCACTAATAGTCTGGTCTAACCATTTTTGTCTTAAAGCATAAGTATTTATTACAGCTTTTCTTGGTAAATCCCAAGCGGAATCATAATATCTACCGTACTTATCACTATCAGGTACAACAAAATCAACAGTATTTGTTTCATTAGATTTTGTTAAACTAAGTTCTCTTACTGGGTAAGGACCATTAGTAGTACCACTAGAAATAGAAGAAGATTCACCAGGCATATCAGAAGATAATACACTAAATGCATGTCCACCATTTTCTATAATTCGTCTACGAATATCGTCCCAATCATGTTGAAGACCACATGTAATTAAAGAATCTACGTTTCTATTATAAGTATCTAAAGGCAACCAAGAATTATCATCTGTCCATTTAGTCTTATGCATCCATTCTGCAACACCAAACTCTTTACTTAATTCAAGAGAAGCTTCTAATAACCACCAATATTGTGATTCAGAAACTTGATGTATAAAGTTACGACCTTCTTGAGAATCATATGATAATTTACGTTTAGCTAAAGCGTGTGCTAAATCCATCATACCAACACCAGCAGACATACGTTTAGTAGATGTGTACTTAATGTGTGGTAACATATAATCAGTTTCAGTAATAGCAGTATGAATCATATCTAAAGCTACCCAAGCAGCTTCTTTATGAACTTCTTGATTTTTTACTTTACCAATACTAATTGCGGATAATGCACAAGTAGCGGTTTCACCTTCAGTTTTATCAACTTGTTCTTGAATCCATTCTTTAACAGCAGGAGGTGTTTCTTTATCTTCAAGATAACGTGGCCAATAAAGTTCAATAATTTCATTATAAGCTTTAGTAGATAATTTAATTTCACCACAAAGATTACTTTGAACAATTGGTTCTTTAAAAGGAGTATGACGATTCATTTCTGTAAGATTACATAGATAATGTCTACCAGTACTTAATGCTTCAATTAAAGCTCCTAACAGGATATCACGAGCATTTACAAAGGTTTCAAACAAACCTAACGCTAAACAATTATTATAAATCCTTTCAAAATTCTCAGAAGTTGGTTCAGCCATTGCTTTATAAAGCTCAGGGAATCTACCATAATCGAAAACTGCTATCTTTTCATTTCTAGCTGCTTTATTTAAAAAGAAACTATTAAAACACATAGAATAATCAAGACCACGAACTTGACGTTCTAATGGAGTCATCTGATTTTTAAATTTCTGAATTGTTTTCCATTCAGGATCAAAACAATCATAGTACTGAGTTTCAGCACCACCACGACCATTTTGTAAGTTAGCATTAATCATTGCTACTTGAGTACGATAGTAATTAATTTTACCACTATGTACTATAGCTCCACCTTTAACAGGAGTACCAATAGTACGAGTATAGATCTTACTACCTTGACCTGCGCTACCTACAGTCATCATATAACTAATATGATCACCAGCAGATAAACTACCAATAGTATCGTCACTAGTATGTAAATTACAACTTAAGAAGCCACTTCTTTTAGTTCCCGCATTAGTAAAATATGGAGTAGGTATGTTTACAATACCATCACAATACATTTTATAATGACGTTTAATACGTGTTAATCTTTGTTTACCAGTACCCTTATTTTGACACATTCTCATAGCAACACGCATATATACTTGTTGAGGAGACTCATAAAAAATATTTTGAGTTCTATCCATTAAAGAATACTTTTTCATTATCTGTTTAATTTGATAATGAGCATAAGTTAAATCTTTACCATGATCGATTATTTTTTCTAATTCTACATAATCTTCATCAGAAAATGCATTATTAAAATCATCAGACATTAATCCTACAGAAACAAGTTTTTCATGTGTTTCTTTTAAGGATAAGGGTACGCTACTATTAAAAATATCTTTATATAAAATTGATATATAAAGTTTACCAGCCATTCTATTATAAGACCAAGAACCTTTAGTTAAACAGTAATCAATTAAAGAATCTTGTAATTGTCTACTAGTGGTTTCTTTAGTATTAGTAGAAAATACGTGCAAAACAGCTTCAGACCAATCTACAAAATTTTCTAGATTATCTGCTGCCCATTCACCCCATCCGATTTAACTTCTTAGGGTCAAAAGGTTCTTTACTACCATCTCTTTTAATAATAAATTCAATACTCATTTATTCTCTTTCATTTTTTTATAACGTTCTTTTCTAGCTTGTCTTTCTTTCTCTAATCGCTGCTTCTTCTTATCAGCATCTTCTTTATAAAAACTTTTACTTTGTTTATATTTATCTTTACGAATCTCTTTTTGTTTTGCTTTAAAATCAATTTGAGAGTCACTTTCTTCAGGTAAAGGTTTAAATGCGAAAGATGGATAATCAGTTTCATGGATTAGTTTGAGAAGTTCTTCTTTTGATTGAACCATTTTATTATACGGTATTTCTATTAGTTTAATACCATTTAATATTAAATATTCTCTTTTTTGTTGATCCATTTTTAATGCATCTTTAAACCCTTCAATACTTTTATGAAAGTGTTCAATAAAATCATAATGTTGACGTCCATTATATTCAAAAGCTAAAGCTAGAGAAGGTATGTATATATCTATACGTTGACCTAAATCATACAAAGGTTGTTCATAAATAATTTTATGAGAAGGGTAAAGATCATTTAAATAATCATAAATAATACGTTGATCTTTCGATCCTCTATTATCTACTTTATAACTCATTAAATAAATCCAATATATTTTGTGTTAATTCTATTGAAGGTAAATTATTATATACTTTATTCTCTTTAATGTTTCTTAATGAGAATTTCTGATTACCTAATAAATCAATATCTTTTTTATGTTTTGTTGGTATAATCTTATCAGTAGTAAATACTAAATGAGCAGAACTTCTATCTTCATTTACATATGATTCTGTTTTATTTAAATATTGTTCAAATATTTTAACAGTTTCTTTACTATCACAATCTATTACTATTCGATTAGAATTTTTAAGTTCTTCAGCAATATACCAAGTATTACTATACTGTAAAGCTTCTTCCTTAGTTAAAATTCTATCAGCACCTTTTAATGTTTTACCATTAGAAAAAACAGGAGTAAAGTATTGGACAGTTCTTAAATTTGAATTAGAATTTAAACAATTCAAACTTAATTTATTAGATATTTTATCATTAAAAATAGTATTTATCTCACTAATAGGAAGTTGTGTATCTAAAGCTAATTTATATAATTTGTCATAATATATAGAAGGAGAATTTATTTTATTTAATTCTTGAACACAAGCATATAAAGTATTATTTCTATTCCCTTCTTTAGCTTGAGATACAAATCTAGTTAAAATATCTCTAGGAGAAATAGTAGGATTAATAGGTAAATTATTTTTATCCATACCATTACTAGATAAGAAAGAAACTTCAATACTTGCTCTTGTAGTAATTACATAACGATCAGTCCATAATTCAGTTACAGGAGAAGTACGATCTATACCTAATACATATTTCCATTGAGATCCTTGTGCAGACATAGTAGTAATAGCGTATGAAAGGCATAACCAAGAACTATGAAAAAGATACTCTTCTCCAGTTTCAATAGATTTACATAGATATTTTTTATTATCTTCTTTAAGTATTCTATATTGAAAACCATTATATTGATTATTTTCATAGTCATTCAAAATTAAAGATACTTTAGATCCTATTTTAAAATTAGTACCTTCATTAATAATAGTATTAATGGTATCTACAGCGTTTTGACTATAAGCAATAATAATAGAATTATCATTAGAGTATTTTTTTAAAATATCAGTATAATTATTAAAACTTTCGGTATAATCGTTTTTTAAAATATATTTATTTTCTTCTTTTTCATAATAACCAAAAGTATTAAAATAACCTTTTATAGAAGTATCAAACAACTCAATTAGTTTTTCTCTCTTCTTTTCTTTATGATATTTAGAAAACAAACCTTGGAAACAAGTATTATCTATTTTCATAGAGGAATTAAAAAAACGATATTGAGTTTTAAGAGAATGAAGATAAATAACATTTACTGCTTGTCTATCATGTATAGGTTTACATTGTGAAATGTCTCCTAAAAAAAGTATTTTTTTACAGACAGTTGATAAAATTATTCTTTCTAATTCTCCAACTTGAGAGGACTCATCTACTATGAGAAAAGGGATTGAATCTTTATTTTGAAAAGCTTTTAATCTTTTTTCTTCCCAAGTATCTTTAGTAGTGCTTAAGCCAACATTTTCTTGTAAAAATTTAGAAATTGTTTTTGCATTAGACATACCAGATATTGCTTTATTTGTTTTAGCAACAATTAAAGGATTCAGATTAACTCTTAAAATATTTTGTATAACTAATGCACTAGTACTTTTAGAACTACCTGCATCAGCTTGTATTGACACTGATTTATGATTAATATCAGAAGAAGAAGCATAGTTAATAGCTTTAGCTACAACTTGTAATTGTTCTTCCGTTGGTTGTAAATTAAATAAATCTTTAAAAGTATTAGTAATAATTAAAGAAAGATTCTCATTAATTTCAATAGGACGTAATAACTCAATACTGTCGTAAAGAGTTTTTAAATAAATAATTATATTAATAGGAAAATTAGTTGAATGTAAAGGATTTAAATAATCTTCACATTCAATAATTGTTTTTAAAAAAGTAAAATAATCAAAGTTATCTTCAGTTATTTTTTTATCTATTTCATCTATTAATTCAGAACATTTTGAACTATCTTGTATCTCTTTACTTTCTAAAAGAAAAGGAGCAACAAGACCTAGATCAACATAAGATCTATTAATATAATGTTTCAATAGTAAATAGTTAAAACTTTTAATATCAGATAAATTATGAGTTAATTTTTCTTTTTTATTTTCTATAAAAGACTGCTTTTCTAAAATAAAACCTAAAGAAATTAATTCTTCAATATTACGAGAAACCCAATTAGGAGCAACTTGTAGTTTTTCAACAAGTTTTTGTTTAGAAATAACAGGAGATTCTTTTACTAAATCATTTAATTTATCTTTATATTTTTTAGAAATAGCCATTATCTATAAAAGAGGTTTCCCATCCAATCCTACTAAAACTGCGCCACCTTGATCGTGACCACTAATTTTTTCACCTTGATGTATACTATTATAATTATATAGTTTTTCGATTTGAGCTACATAATAATAAAATTCTTCATCACTCTGTATTCTTTCAAAATTAGAGTTTGAATAAACATCATCAATATTTGTATTGATAATCCTATTTAAATAAGTATTACGTAAATAGTCGTCACAAAAATAAACATAAAAATTACCATTATCTTTGAATGTGACTAAGACACGTTGAACACCAGCACCTCCAGTTACAAAAATTGGAGTAGTTCCTTCTTTATACGTATAAATAACTTTCATATATTCCTTGTCTTTATTGTTTTATTTCTATTACTAAAAGGTGTTTCTATATACCTAGTCTCTAATAACTCAGTTCTATTACAAGTTAAAGGACATACACTACAATTACTATAACTGATTTTATTAAAATCAATATATAATGAATCGTATTGTTTTTTATATTGAGTTAACAAAGTATTTGTAACAGGTAAATTAGTAAAAGTATAATTAATATCTTTAGTACTTAATTCTATTGTAAATATATTAGTTACTTTGTTTTTAAAATAATTTAAAATAAAAAGAATAGACATATTATAATATACATTTTTAATCTTAGGTAAAATTAAAAACACATCAACACTATCTTCTTTTTCAAAAATAAGAGGAACATCTAAACTATAAGTTGATTTATTAACTTTAGTATTTAAATGTTTAAAAGAATTATACAAAGTATTAAAATAATGAATTTTTTTATAATAAGGAGATGAAGATTTTTCTAAAATTAAATTAAAAATATGAACAATATTATTCCATGCTTTAGCAAGTATTTTACCATCTATCTTTTTATTAAATTTATGGTTGTAATACCCTGATAAAGTACTAAATAAGTATTGTTCATAAGTTAAAATATTTTTATTAGTTAAAATAGAATCTTTAATAATCATATAAGAAATAAAAGCCACATATTCTTCTAAGGATTCTTCATATATCTCTCCATCTTCATGAAAAGTATGTAAGAATGATTTAAATAATACATATTTTTTATTCTGTAGATTAAAAGCTTTAGACGTATTAATACAAAAATTAAAAAGATTTAATTCATCTATATTATAAACTGTCTTCATAAGTTTTACATAAACCTTTAGAATAAGGACAGTATTTGCAACTAGAAGATCCAATAGGATTATTCAAAGGATCTCTTTTATGTCTAGTATAAAGGTAATCAGGGATTTCTTTAGAAGCGTATTTTTCTTCTATCATAGCTGAACTATATTCTTCTATAAAATCTCTAGGAGGTATAGTATTAGTACCAAAATATTCTAACAGAGTTTCTTCTGCTAAATAAATACCTTTATCACTAATACGAGTATCAGTATACTCGTAATATTCTTCGTTCCAAACTGTACTAATTTTAGGGTACGATATACCATTAATAGTATTAAGTTCTATTTTAAATTGTTTATTTTTATTCCATGTAGAACAAGCTCTGTCTACATAAAATAAATTATTAACTTTTATAGTTTCTTTAAAAATTAAAGAGTATCTAAAAGCTTGAAGGAGATGTTTATCTTTTGGTTTAGGTTTAATTGTTTTATTACCTAGAACAGATTGACTGCCATAATAATTACTACCATCATAACTTTTAACTTCACCTAATTCTATCTCAGAAGAAATAGGATTAAGTAAAGCTACATCTACAATACCTTTAACTAACCTTTGAGGATCAGTAGCAGGAAAACTAGAATTATAATATAATCCACAATTTTTTAATTCTGAAACAAACCAATCTTCATACCAATTACCAGCTAAGTTCGAAATATTATTAACTGGCATTGTATTGGTTCTTTCAAAATCATTTTTATTAAACCATATCTGACGTAAACAAGTACCTATATTTTCATTAGTACTTAAATCTATACATGCTTGAGAGGATGGATTTAAATTTAATAATGTTTTAGTAGGTATTCTTCTACTTTCTTTTGCTTCTAAACCTTCTCTAATTCTAGTAAATATGTCATACATATTAAATCCTAGTTTTAGTAAAATACTAAATAGTATTCAGAGTTGTACTTATGCTCTTTACCCCAATCCCCGAATCTATAACAATCATCCATATAATCGGTATATTTTCTTTTGATGAAATCAGGTAAAAGAGCAGAAACAATTGGTTGTTTAAATTTTAAAATAGTAACAGTATTTTCATCTATTACATCGTCTAAATAATTTAAGTAATCAAATTGTCTACTAAGATCTACATATAAAACATCTACAGGAGCATTTAAGCAACCTTCATCAAATGTTTTTTTAATATATAATCCTAGATTAGTTACTGAAAAACTTCTAGTATAAGGGATTGATTCGAAAACACTACCGAACTAGACAGATATGACAGACTTTGTATTTATCAAAAAAATTATGAAAAAACACATCATCTTTATCATTTACAATCATCATTCGGTTTGTTTTCTTTAAATAATTAAAAGCTACATTAACTGCTACTTCGCTTAAATTTTCTTGCATATTTAAAATTCTGAAAAAGTTATATTTCTAAATGTTATATCTTCTTCTGCTAATCCATTAAGAATATCAGAAGAGACTTGTATACAATCTTCAAGTTCAACAAACTCTTTAAAAAGTAATTTAAACTTAAAGTTATAAGAAGTAGCACCATTTAGTTTGAAATTAATAGTCTCTAATTTATTTTCAGATTTTTTTGCTAAAATTACAGAACATTCTATTAAAGATATAATAGATAATCTACAAACTCTTGGAGCTTGAAAGATCTCTACATTAAAATATCCATAGTCTTCTGATAATAAAACTACACCTAAATCTATAGAACCATTATTTATAATAAATATTTGTTTATCTTCAGTAATATTAAAATATTTATTATACTTAGATATTGATTGAAAAAACGATTTATAAATATTAGCATACGAATAGTCTAGTTTAGTTATTAAAATATCTCTCATGTAACACCTATATATTTATTATTATCAGTTAAGATGTGCTCTATATTTAAAGATATAAAGTCTGAATGAATTTTGTATTTAGATTCATCTACTTTATTTAAAGTATAATATCTTTTATCATACTTATCTATACTATATAAATTATTAAATCTATATAAAAACTCTTGAACATAACTTGAACTTAATTGGTTATGTAATGAAAAAATATTTATTACATTTAGTTTTTTATATAAATACGAACTAAATGTTTTAGACAGATTTAATATAAAACTAAAATTATCAAATTCCGATTTAAATAAATTATAGATCAAACTACTATTTACTAAAATTACGGAGTATTGTTGATTATTATAAATATCATTATAAATAGATTTATTAATGTTTAAATCTAATAATAAAGAAACAACATTTTCAAAAATATGTTTATCTTTTATTTTTAACTTTAAAGAAGTATGAGATAGTAATTCATAATCTCCATTAATACATAAATAAATTAAATCTAATAATTTATAAGAAACATTTACAAATTTCTTATTAGGTTCATTAGAATAATCTCTTAATATCTTTTCTTTAAATTCATCTAAAGTTAATTGTTCTTTATCTAGTATTTTTTGTAAGTCACTATTCCATTTTCTAGCTTCTGGATATTCATCATCAGGACATCCTGTTGTTAAAGCTTTCAAAAGATAGTGACGAGGGAGTTTATATCTATCTACAATATCTGTAAAACTTGTAGAATAGTTATATTTATTTAAATATAATTTATCTACAAATGATTTAGAATTTGTTTCAAAAATATGACTTCTTTTTTGTAAAACTAAACAATCTAATTCAGTAACTTCTTCTACAGGAGTATAATTAATAGTATTAGAAAAACTATCTAATATATATACTTTACTATTACTACAATAATCTTTAAAGAGAGTTCTTAATAATAAAACAGTACTGAGATACTCAAAAGAGTTAGTATAGACAGTTTCTAAATCATTACTAACTGAATCGTTATATAATAACTTAGAAGCTGTTTTAAATTGATCATTAACTAAGACATATTGATCAGGATAAAATATCATTTTACTCTATCCTCCCATCTAGAACCTTCATATATCTTTAATATAAGATCTAGTACTTCTTGAGAAGGCTTATGAATTACTTCTATTCTTACTTCATACCAAGATTGACTAGAACAAATTAAGTAACCATCAAATATATCAAAACCACAAGATACAGTAATAAAAGGTTTAGAAAAAGTTGTGTCACTTACAAAATTTCTATTAATCCTATGATAAAAAGGATTAATAGAAGGTAGTTCATCTACTGATAAAGTATGAGTATACTCATCATATACAGGAGATGCTACAGTATGTCTACTAATTGCATCTATAGTATCCATTCTAACTCTATCTAATAAACTAGTACTTAAACTGTCTATAGGGTTAGTAACAATTTGAGAAGGAGATGTAGCATTTGCTATATCGTAACCTTCTAAAATACTATTATTATTTACAGTAAAAGTAACCTGAGTGCCTATAACTTCATCATTATTTGTCTGAGTAGGGCTATCAAAATCAACTCTTCTCCAATTATGTAAAACTCTATTGGTTAGGTTCGAATTTGCCATTTATTATTTCTCCATCTCGTATAATTTCTATTTGTGCAAATAAAGGTACATTATAACTAGACAGAGCTTGATAAGGAACTGTAGCCCATTTACCTATATACTTTTGTTTATTATTATAATATTCCATATTAAATTCTTTATTACCTTTTATAGAGCAATCAAAGATATTATATGGTTCTAAATTATTATGATGATTATAAAGAATAAACATAACTTTAGTATTATCATTTTCAGCTAAATAAATATCTTTAATTTGAAATTCTTCAGATTCAAATAATTTAACTTTTAATAATGATACAGATCTTCTACCAAATTCGTATGACATCCAAGCACAACGTAGCATAAGACCTTCATAGCCTTCATCCATCCATCGTTTTGTTGTTTCATACATTTGTTCTTCAGAAGTAATTAAAATATTATCTACTTTCTTAAAATAAGTATATTCTTTATTTAACCAATTATTATCTATAAATCTATAGTAATAATTTTCTTCTAAATTATTTTCAAATATACAATCATAACAATGGAATTGAACCATGTCTGTTGTATAAATGTTACCATTATATTCAATAGAAACATATTCATCAGAGTTAATTAAAGAACATAAAACTTCAAAAGGAATATCTTTATTAAATAATTCACCATCTAAAATATAATTTTTATTTGGGAAATTAAAATCATTTATTTCATTAGCAATATGACTAAAGAATTTAAATGATTTACCTGAACGAGATTCAAATAAAGTTACTTCATTATTTTTTACAAAAATAAAACAACGAATACCATTTAGTTTACGAGAAGCAAAAACATTATCATGAATAGGTTTATTATTTTCTTTTAAAGAATCCCAAATAAGTAAATGTTTTTTATCATTATACTTATGAGCTAACATAGGACGAACAGGTTCAACATATTTTTCAATATCAAAAACATAACCTTGATCAAGTTGTTTTTGATATAAAGAATGAAGTTCTAATTCTGCTTGTTCTTGTATAGTTGTTTCGTTTTTCTTACCAATATTTTTACCGTGATTTTACATAACGATATTTTGTTTGTAATTTACCATCAACTTGACCAAACACTATTTCAATTGGAACATATCCATCAGAATTTAAATCTAATGTTTTTCCAATCCATTCTAGGGTTTTACCGTGATTTATTTTTAGAATATAATTTTTTATTATTGTATAGCATTTATTACTCAGGAATTATATTATCTTGTATTACAGCATTAAATTTGCTTTCAGGATGATGAGCTACAATATAAAATTTAACTTTATTTAAATTATTAAATTGATAGTTACCTTCTAAATCAGTAACAATATCATAAATTAATCTACCACTTGATTGTTCAAATAATCTTACACGACAAGGTTTTATTACGTCTTTTTCTTTAATTGTACCTTTAATACTAAAACCATTAGTTAAAGTTACTGATTGGTTAACATTGGAGTTAATAAGATTAACAACATTTAATTCTAAATTTTGTAACATTAAAGTTCTCCTAAATAAATCATACATTGACCTTCAATATATGATGTAGTCATAATAAAAGGAGAAAAATAAATAGAATTATTAACTACAATACATTGATTATTAAGCAAAGGTTTATTTTGAAAAAGCCAATTATAACCAGGAAGTTTACCTCTTAATACTCCTTCATGTATATAAACAGGGGCAAAAGGGGTATTATCAGAAGTTGCTATAGAAGATACAAAATCAGTTTGTCCTGTATAAATAGCACCAACATTGTTCCCAATTGAACAACAAGAAGCAACAGAACTAACTGCTTCTTGAGTATATTTTCTTTGTAATAATAAATATGGTATACTTGTATTACCAGTTCCATCAGTGAACGCAAGAACTCTTTGACCTAGACTTATATCATAATATCTATTAGAAGATATTAAAAAAGTACTAGAAGTATCATTAGAAAGTAAAGAAGTAAAAGAACCAAAACCATATAATACTTTTAAAGTATCTGTAGTAGAAGGTCTTGTACCAGATAAAATATAAAAATAATCTCTATTTCCAATAATAGTCCAACTTCTTCCTCCATTTATAGGGCTACGAGAGTCAGCATCAGAAGAACTAGCAGTACTACTAGTTAGAGCAGTACTACGAGCATAATACCATTTAGACCATCCATTATAATATACAGTCCCTTCTTGACTTCCTACCCAATTTCTATCAGGATAAGTAGGATTATAAGGAGATTGAACACCTAACATAGTATCAATATCTGTCATATTTTCTACTATACCTACTTTAGCATATTTTGAATAAGATGGATCATAAAGAGGATCTATTTCATCAACTACACGTAAAAAAGGACGACTAGGCAGTAAAGTATTTAAAGACCTATAAGCAGCTTTACCTCCAGTCCCATTAACACTACTAAAAGGTTTTTCCCAACCTAAAGGAGGAAGTGACGCTGTAATAGTACCTGTAGCTGTCGTTACACTAGGAGTAGTTTTTAAATCAAAAGTAATAGTTGTAGGATCTACTATAGATAAAATACGATGTTCTTTATTAAATTCGGTTTGGTTCGCACCAATTATTCTTATTACTTGATATTGAAGTAAATTATGTGGTTGAGAAAAAACAACAGTAGCTATAGTGCCACTAATAGTTAAAGAAGATACAGAACCAACGATAAACCCATTAAGTAAACAAGCATCTAAAAGGGCTATCATAGATCCATATACATTGTCTACAGTTGGTGCATTATTATTAGTATATGTAAAATATTTTATATCTGTAGACATTAATTAGCGTACCTTAAAATTTTTATATTCTGAAACTAGATAGTGTATTTTATCAAGATATATTTGTTTTATTTCTGGATTAATTATTTGTTCATAACGAACAGTCATTTCTTCAATAATAAAAGACATATTATCTATTAATTTATCTCTATCAATTTTACCTTTAAATTTAAAAGATATACCCTTATCAGTTTCAGAAGATAATCCACCATATAATTTAGAAGAGTTCTGTGTAGGAACTTCTACATAATTACAATAAATTAAAATAGACTTATAAAGATTAAAATCATTTTCAGATATATTTAAATCATTATTAATAAATTCTTTAGAATGTTTTAAGAAAGATATTTGACGAGAAATCGTAGAAGGAAGATCTATATTATTAGTATTAAATAAACAATAAAAAACTGGGAGTGGTTTATTGAATTTATTAAAATATATAAAAAATAATTCTAAACAAGAATTAATATATTTAATATCATACCAAATATGATTGTCTTTTAAAGTTTCATTTAAAAGTTTATCAAGAATAGAATCAAAATCTTTTTGAGGGAGGAGATCAAATAATCTTTCTTTTATATTATTTATAAAAATAATTTCTTTCATAAAATATAAAGATATAAGTTTTAATCTGAGGTGTAGGAATCTAAGATAGATTTTATATTAGGTGGGGTGTACGAAGAATCGTAGAGTAATTTACCATCTTCTCGGTAAATAGGAGAACCAACAAAACTAGTTACTTTAGTCATATTTGCTTTATGAACTTCTAAGAAACATTGTTGAAGTGGTATATTAAAAAGAACCGCAGTACCATAATTAATATAGTTAGAATCAGCTAGATATGTAGCTATTTGTTCTTTTTTAATATCAATATCTTTTTCATTTAATAAATGAATTTGTTTTTTTAAAATATTAAATAATGGATTATATACAAAATTTGCTTCACTAGAATCTAGAACAGATTCAAACAACTCTTGTGTTTTTTCCAACATTAATGTTAAGCGTAATTTAATATTTTTTATATCTTTTGTGTTTAAATCATTAATATCTAACTGAGAATTATCTATTTGATTAACACTTTCCATAAAAGATTTAACTAAAACTTGATTACTCAAAAATACTATCCTTAGTTATAATTTTAATCATTTAATAAAGAGAGAGATTTTACTCCCTCCCTTTATTTTTTAGTTTACTTATGCAGTAGTAACAGTAGCTTTAACAGCATCTTTTAAAGGCTTAGATGCTTTAAAAGAAACACGTTTAGAAGCAGGAACGTCTACAGCTTCACCAGTAGAAGGATTACGTGCAGTACGTGCAGCAGTATCAGCAGTTTCAAAAGTACCAAGACCTGAAATACGAACAGTTTCGCCAGCAACTACAGCGTCGATAATACCTTGTACAAGACTACGAGCAAGTTCATTAGCTAAAGTTTTAGTAATACCGTGTTGATCAGCTAAAGTAGCTGAAAGTGTAGTTAAAGTTACGTTTTGAGATTCGCTCATTATTTGTTTCCTAAATTTAATAATTTTAAAATTTGTTGAGTTTTTTCTGATTCGTCAATATCTAAATATTCTACAGAATTAACTTCTAAGAAATTTTGCATATTAACATAATCAGTATCAGATTGTTGTTGACTTTCCAATCTAAAAGTTGGATCAAAAGGTATAGTTCTTTTTAATAAAAAGTTTAAATTACTAAACTTATGAAATTCATTAAAAATAACAGTTTCCATTAATTTATCAGTAGTATTATATTTAATACCATAAAATCCTGATAATAATAAAGGACTATCTGTTACAATAAAATCTAAACCTTTATCTTGCAAAATAAATTGTTTTCTTCGCTGTTTAGCAAAGATATACAATTGATCTTTAACAACACTAAGATCATTTGCAAATATTTTTTCTTTAATCCATTCGGTAACTACTTCTACTTTATATCCTTTAAGTTTTAACTCATAAGCTAAACCTAAAGCAGTAGTACTTTTACCAGCACCTGAAGGACCAAAAAGATTTATAACTGTAGTCATATTTGATTTCGTAAACAATTATCACAAACCATACAAGGTTTGCTTAATGTTTGCCCAAAATAGTTTAATAGCAGTTGTGATCGGCATGTTGTTTTTTCTTTACAGAAATTAGTAACATCATCTAATTTATCATATGCTTTCTTAAGACGGATAGGAGAAGTAATACTCATCCTTAAAATATATTTTAAAGTTTGAATATCACTTGGAGAATATAGAGTATAACATTTACTTATTTCTCCATCTCGTCCGTGAACGACCTACTTGTTGTAACAAATCTGATATACCACTAGGAGTATCTAGATTTAATACAAACCTAACATTTGATTTATTAATACCAGTACCAAAGGCACTAGTAGCACAAACAATAGGAATAGTTCCATCTAAAAACTCTTGTAATACTCTTTCTTTTTCTTTCTTAGAAATAGTAGAATAAAAGAAATCAGATTTAAATCCTTGACGATTTAAATATTCAGAAACTTGTTTACATTTGTCTTTAGTATTACAATAAATTAAACCTGAAGTACCTTTAGGGAACTGTCTTATAAGACCCATCATTTGAGAGATTTCATCAGTTTTTCTTAACACTGTATAGTGTAGATTTTCTCTATATAAATCATGATCTATTAAAGTTACAGTATCTTGGATACCTAAAGAAGTAGCTATTTCTCTTACATCAGAAGGTGTAGCTGTAGCAGTTAAACAAGTAATATTAATATCAGGGAAATATTCACGAAGAATACCTAATTGTTTATACTTAGGTCTAAAATCTTGACTTGATTCTACTACACCATGAGCTTCATCTAATATAATATGAGTAATATTACATTCATTTAATAAATAATCTAAAAAATATTTTTCTTCATAATCATTTTCTTTAAGCAATGTTTCAGGAGCTACAAAGAGTAGTTTAAGTCTTCTAGATTCTAATTCAGTATAAATACGTTTAGTTTCTTTCTTACCTGTCGTTCTATTTATACATGCTGCGTTTATTCCTCTATTAACTAGATCTTGTGATTGATCTAGTTGTAAAGATATAAAAGGGTTTATTACTAAGGTTGTACCTTCAGAAAGAAGAGCTGGTAATTGATATACTACAGATTTTCCGTAGACTAGTAGGAGCTAAAAAGAAAGTATCTTTATTGTCCATAATAGCATTAATTGCTTCTTCTTGTTTACCACGAAAAGAATCATATCCGCCAGTACTTTTTTAAGGTACTATAAATAAGTTCAGTTTGTTGCATGTTGTAAACTACCAAATACTTGAATTTGTCGAGAAGGATCAAAAGGTTTAGTCAAATCGTAAGGACGAATTATATCATTAATTCTTCTATGAGATTTTTTTACATTTTCTTCAGCCATTCTTTTAAGAAAGTCACTCATATCTTCCTTACTTTTTTCATTTGATTTTTCTGATGGGATACCAATTACTTGTTTAAATAACTCCTTATCATTTTGTGATAATTTATTATATTCAACTATAATATCAATTAATTTACTCATATATTACTCCTAATTTATTCAGTGTTGTTTTGACATCAATACGATCACCGTAGCCATCGTTGCATGTGTACTACATCAACATAAATTTGAAGGATTTGTAACCAACCACCAGTTAAAACAGTATCATCCCAAGCTACATGTTCTTTAGAATCACCGAAGTAATTTCTATATTCATTTACTACGTATTGCCAAGCATCTTTATCATTATCTATACCATCAAATTCTCTATGAAATTTGAAAGGAGTTTTAGCAGGTTTAAAAGGAGTATAAGTATCTACAGGATCACCGCATACTAATTGATAATAGAAAAAGCTACGACCAAATCCATCTATTTTATAACTTTTACTTCCAGAGGTAGATACCTTAGTAATTAATTCTGTTTTACCAAAACCATTACAACATCTAATTTCTTTAGTTTTTGGATTAAAAGTATAACCTGGGGTTTGTTTAGCATCTTTATCTTCAGTACAAACAATAAAAGATCTATCTTTATGTCCGTTTAAATTGATACATAGATATAATATCATCAGCTTCTAGATCATCTATCATTTCACAAGGATACATAGTTTTGATCATAGCTCTAACATCTTTTAATTTAAGAGGTTTTTTAGAAGAATCTCTGTCTTTATATTTATTATAAAGTAAAGATAAACGATCTCTAAAATTAGTTTCACCTAATGCAATAATTACATGAGATGCTCCTACTTCTCTTTTCCATGTTTCTACTTTTCGAAGTATACTTGTTCTTGCAATATATTCCCAATTTTTGTGAGCAATTTTTTCTTTAGATACTATACAGTTTTCAATATTAATATTATTTTTAATAAGATAACTTTCACAAGATTTTAAAGAAGGGTAATCGATAATAGGATTACCCTCTAAAGTTGTTACAAAAAACCTTTCTGATTGAGTTGGAAAACTAGCTAGATAACATAACATATCGCCATCAATAACTATAGTGTTGAATCTTTGTTTAATTGAAGTCATTAATTATTTCCGATTCAAAACATTCATATGACCCATTAAAATCATATAAAGGAAAGTATTGTTTTGATTTATATTTTTTATGTAATTCTTTTTCATACGTTGAACAATCCTTAGCATTATCAAATATATAACTAGTTATAATTCTATATTCATAAGGCATAGGATGATTTTCAAATCGTTTTTCAATCGTATTAAAAGTTTTACCGTATTTTTATAAAGGATTCATATTCACTAAAAACTTCTATAACATAGACCTTAAAAGAATCAAAGTTAAAAGAAGTTTTAGCGGAGTCTTCCCAAGATGTATAAGACCATCGTTTTTGAGAAGTCATATAATCTCACTCTGTTATTGCTTATCTGCTCGTTCTTGAGCTTGTTTATCACTATATGTACCACTACTATAGCGAACACCCAACTTAGCTATATTAGCTTTGATAGTTTGTTCACGAGTAATATCATATGCTTGTCTTAAAGCTTCCATATAAAATTCTAAGTCACCTAATTCTTCAATAATATTTTCAAGATCAGGTTTCTTGTTATACATAGTTTCTTTTTTAACAGCATCAAGAAGTTCACCAGCTTCACCAGAAATACCTACAACAGCGTGTAAACGAGTTAATTGATCTGTAGTAATAGTTGATAAAATTGCATCGCCATTTTTAAATAGTTTTTTTACCATATCATCATGAGAGATAAAAAGTAAGCTATCCATATCTATAGTTTGTGTAGTCATTTGATTGTTCCTTAATTTAAATTATTCAACTTCTGTAATATCTGTATCTTCTTCTTGTTCTTTTACTTTCTTTTTAAAGGAAGCAATAACTAAAGATTCTAGATATGCAAAAGCTTCTGGTTGTTCTTTATACCAATTGATAACGTTTTCAATACCTTGTAATCTTTCGGTTTCAGTTGCAGATATTGGGAATGTATACCAACCTTTACCTACAATGATACCAAGATCTTTAGCTACTTCTACGGCTTCATCTGAACGACGAATACCTTCACCATAATATAGTCTATACACGGCTTTTGTAAAAGGAGCACCAAAACGATGCTTAATAAAATTGGCTTGGACATCCATACCAATAAAATCATCACCTTTTTTGACAAGTTCTTTACGTTTTAAATCAATAGTCATAGACGGATAATATTTCATTGCTTGACCGCCTGGCATGGCTTTATCGCCACCAGTAAAGCCAATATTAGCTCTCCATTGATTAATTAACACTGTAGCCGTATTAGATTTTTTAGTTTCAATCATAATACGTCTTAATTCGTTACTTAATAAACGAGCAGCTGAAGCAACTTGTACATCACCAACATCCGCATTTAAATTTTGTTCAGGAACTAATGCAGGAACAGAATCTAAAACAACAATACTAAATAAGGTTGAAGATATAAATTGTAACATTAAATCTAAAGCCTGATTAGCACTATCTGGTTGAATAAAGAATAAAAATTCTTCATCAGTTTTCAATCCTAATTTTTCTGCATATTCTTTATCAAATGCTTGTTCACAATCAATAAATGCAACTAATTTATCAGGATAAGCTTTTTGAGCTTCAATCATTAATAAAATAGCTTTGGTACTTTTACCAGCACCACTTTCTCCGTATTAACTGAGTAATACGACCACAAGGAATACCACCAATATTAGAAGCAGCATCCATTTTATAACTACCAAATGGTATTACATCAATATCTGGTAAATTAGCAGTATCAATAATTACATCATTTCCGCCATTTCTTACGGACTGATGCTTTTAATACTTCTAAACTTTTTTTCTTATCTGCTTGAGATAAATTAGACATAAAATAAACCTAAATATTTTTTAATTTCGTTTTGTATAATTAAGACTTGTAAGTCTTTCATTTAATTGGTTTAATTTATAGGATTGAGTATTCCAAAAATTATAAATTAAATCACTCATTGAATACACCTTAAATGTATTCAAACATCTTTCTTCACAAAGTTTCTGAACAAAATCATTAGTAGGTCTTTTACCAGTGGCTTCAATCTCTTCTCTTGTACTTTTATGATTACGTATCATATTTGCTTCATGATTAGATTTAGCAGCTATATAAGCACTACGAGCTATTGCTAAGTTAGACATAACTGTTTCTATAGAATTTAATGCTTTTAAATGCATCATTTCTAATTGAGTTAGAGATACGTCTTGGTTAGTAGATACTGTAGGAATAGCTAACTCTTGATTCCATTGTTGTAATGTTTTACCCTTAAAAACTATTGAAGTTTCAAGGTTAAGAACATGTACTTCAAATTCTGTAGATTCTTGTAAAAAATCTATAGCTACATCTTCACTCATAGCCACCTTCTAGTTGTTTATTAATATCAGAAATAATAGTATGTGCCATTAATCCTAAATTTAACCCTAAATTATCATTAAATTTTAATAACTCATATTTAATTCGTCTACCATTAGATAGTAATTGTTTAGAATCTTTTTGTAATTCAGGAGGTAAATATACTTCAGCTTCTATTAATAATAAATTAGAAAGAGTTAAAATTCTTTCTACTGAGTTTAAATCAGTAAAACAGATTTCTTGAATAGTAGATAAAGTACTAATTATTTTTTCTTCATTATACATTACGGTTAGAACTCTTATCAGAAATAATCAATGTGTTTTCAGTATCATTCCAAGGAATGTTTTGAGAATTAAAAGTTCTATTTAAAGTGTTTTCTCTATAAATATGCGAAGCTTCTATTTCTTCTCTGTCTAATACTTTATTACATTTAATACAATTTATTTGTTTAGTATTAAATGTAAAAGAATTAAATAAACCACAATGATGACATCTTACAGACATATTCTCTACATCTTTCTTACCGATATGTTATTGTATTATCAACAGCATAGACAACTTTTCTAGAATAATAATTAACAAAAGTTTTTATTAAAGTGTTTTTTACATTAAAAGAAGAGTAATTATTTTTATATTTATTCATTACGTAAAGAACCAATATGTTTTAATTGTTCTTGTACTAGATTAAATTTACTAATTAATTCTTGAGCATTGTTATAAAAAGTTAATAATTCTTCATATGATAATGTTTTTTCAACAACTTGTTCTGGAGCATCATCAACTGTTTCTTCTACAACTAAAGCAACAGCTTCTACTTCAACTTCTTTAAGAGGTTGTTCAGCTACGATTTCTTGAGGAGGATCTAAATAATCACAATCTAATTGCTCAGGTTCGTTATTAGTTAAAAAGTTATTGTATTCAACAAAGAAGCGTTGAATAACACCCCAAGAGAATTTTTTATAAGCTGGTTCGTAAATAGAAGATATAGAAAATAAAATACCAAATAAAACTAATTCATGTTTAGTACTGACAAACTCTTTATTAAAAAAATCAAAAATAGGAATATCTAATCTTTCACTATAAATTTGATTAATAATTTTATATGTTTGATTAATAGCAATTACAAAATTATGAAAAGAAAAATTATTATTTTCAAGATAAGTAAGATATTCATCCGAAGATATATTAACAATTTTATCAGAAGTAAATCCTGCTAAAACTAAAATCTTTTTAAATTTTTCAAGAGAGTCTGGAGTTTCTATGGTATTATCGTATATAACATAAATATTGTTATTCATAATTAGTCCCAACCATGAATTTTAATCTTAGCTTGTTCTAATAAAATACGTAACCCATTTACTTGATAATTATGAATACTATCTTCTAATAACTCTAATTCATTAGAAAGAGTCCACTTACCACTAACAGAAAACGTAAACATAAAGTCTGAAGTGTTTTTATTAACAAATACATTAGGTTGACCTTTATTAGATAAAACATAGATAAGACTATCTAAAGAGTCTGAAGAGAGAGGAAAGATTTGCTTATTAACCCAATCATATGAGTTTGTACCATTCTTTTTGGCAATTTCAATAAACACACATCCGTATGTTATATCCATTATTAGGTACTAAAGAAAATCTAAGAGCAGCAGAAGAGCTATGGAAGTATATTTGAGGGATTTTATTTTTTATTTCTGACATATTACTAACTTATTCTAATTCTTAATCAGAGCCTAGAACGTATCCTAGGCTCTTTGTATATTAATTAACGATAGATTGATTAAAACGGTTTACCGCTTCAAAATCCATTGATTCTTTTTGTCCTAGGACTGTAGTAAATCCTTTTATAATACCAAACTGACCAGAAGGAGTAAGAGTATATTTAAAAGTGCGTCGATGACGAGTTACAGAACCATGAACCTTACCAGATTCGTTTATACAGTTATGTTTAATTGTATAAATTTCACGTTTAGTAGTATTAATACCTACTAAAATATAGTCTAATCCTTTACTACCTCTCCATGCTTTGATAATAGTACCAAAAGTAATAGGAGACATATTAGAAACTAGTCTACGATCATTACGTAGTAATTGTTGTTGAGTTGTCATATTTATATCCAAATTTATATCTAATTTAAAACAAAGACTCTATACTTACATCATATAGAGTCGAACTTAAAAACTTAAGCTAAAGCAGCTTTAGAAGAACAATAACTAAAGTTGCGGTCACGAATCCCACGAATAAAGGTTTCAGTTTCACGATAGCGTTTAACCATATCTGAATATAAATAAACTTTATAACCTTTATCTAACAAAGATTTAATAACATCTTGATAGATACCGTTAATATCTACACCACAGATATGTACTTCATAATCTTTTGAAGGAATTAAATAATCTAAATCATTACCATTAAACAACATAGGTTCTTTATCGACATTTTTAAGGCTTATTTCATTACTTACATCTAAAAATTTATTAGAGTTTAACAATACATTAATTAAACGAGTTGGTGCTACAGGGGTAAAAGGTTGTACTTCTGACCAGTATTCTGAAGGAGTAGTTAAATTAACAACACCATAATACTGAGAAACATTACCAGCAATATGATCTGTTATTTTTTGTCCAAGTTCAAAACCATAAGTTAATTGTTTTCTAGATTTGGTACTGAAAAAAGTGTCACCAACACCAGAAACAAGTAAGATTTTATTTTTATGTAAACGTGGAAGCATATATAATTCCTTTTAAAAGGGTAAAACAAAAAGTATAATAAGTATCATGTACTTATTATATAATACTACAAACTGTAGTATACAAATTAATACTTAAATATTAGATAATATTCTTTCCTTAGAATATTAATTGGTATACTAAGTATTAAGATAAGAATAATTGGAGCGGGTAGAGGTAATCGAAACCTCGCCTCAAGGACCGGAAAACCAGCGCTCTACCACTAAGCTATACCCGCATCACTATTATTATATCCAATTTAGATCTAACATTGGGTTAGTATCTAAAATACAATACTCTAATTCAATATGTTTTTCTAAAACTATGTTCTTTAGAGTTTCAAAATCATTTAATAAAAGATCTTTTGAATCTTCTGTATCACTAGGATAAACTCGTCTAGTAATACTAAAAGTGTCCAACTTAGCAGTATTATAACTTATTACCCAGTTTAGTTTTAAATTATTAAACAAATCTATATCTTTATTTAAGATTGTTAAATGAGCTTCTATGTATTTATATTCTTCAGAATAATTACATTCAACTTTAGATCTTAATATAGATACATCTTTAAATACATAATAAAGATGATTTAAATAATCATATATTTCTTTTAATTTATCAAATCTTTTTCTAATAGAAGTCATTAAATGATTTTCTTTATCACTTAAAAAAGATATTTCAGTATATTTTATACCAAATTTTTTACAAGTTAATTTAAATAACTCTGCATGTGAATTTAAAACAGTTATATGTATTTCAGTATGTATCATTTTTTCTATTACTATTACGGATTTTTGAAAAAGAAGATAAATTAAATTCTAATTTACTTCCAGGAGGTCTGAAATACATAGCTAAAAATAAAAGATGTAATTTATTATTTTTTAATAGAAAGATTAGCCAGATAGTAATATCAAACTTAAATAAAATAAGATTAGGAAAAGCTATTTTAAGTTCTTTTTCTAATGCTGAATAACAATTTAACTGATTTAAATTTCTTGATAAATAATTAAGCATTAGCTTATTTGAAAAAATAAAATTAAAATCAGCATCAACTGCTGAGATATTAGTTTTTATATAAGTCATTTATTATGTCTAAAATATAACTATAGCTTTCATTAAAAACATCTTGAGCATCTTCTGTATAGAAAGTGTCACCAGTTTCTTCATCAGTATATTCAAAATTTTCACCAAGTTCTTCAGTAAAATAATCAACTACATCTTGATGTGCAATTTCAGAAGCTAGTTCTAAAGGGTTAATAATAATATTAGGAGATTCTAAACCTAAAGTTTCAATAATTTCACTATAAAGGTTTTCCATATTAGCAACTATATCACAAGGATTAGTATGCTCAAACGGTTGCCATATAACATAATCATTACCTATTTCATTCCAAGAAATTTGTACATCATCTCGTACATAATTTAAAAGAGTAAAATAATATTTTAAAATATCTTCATCAGTAATTAGAGATTCTAAATTACAAAAATAAGTTCTAAGAACTATTAGTATTATCTTTGGATTTACTGGTTCCATAATATTCCTCTATTTCTTCTTCTAATTGTTTTATATTACACAAAGGATCTCTTAAATGTTTTGTTATTATTTTTACTATAGGGTATTTATTCCCTAGACTAGAATCAATTAAATCTAATTCTATACGTAGTCTACGATATTCTAAAATATGTGAACTTATAAACTTAAGGAACATTAAAATAACTATCTAATATTTGTTTTTTTAATACGTCAAAATCTAATTTATTATAACCTTTAAGAATACTAAAATAAGGAGATTCAAAATAAGATTTTAATAATTTTTCTTGAAAAGAAGATAATTTTGGACCACTACCATAATTAAGAGTAAAAACCTTATTACTAATATATCCAAAACAAAAAATTTCTCTAGCTTTGTAATCTTCTAAAAGTATCTTAACTAAGTTATCTATTTCATCCATTATTAACTCCATTTACTGAAGTAATATTTTAAACCTTTATAATCTTTTTCTTCAGATTGTTCTTTCAATGTAAAGTGTTCAGGTAATTGATAAAAAGTATCTGCATGATTAAAATCTTCACATACTCTTGTTAATAATACTTCATCTACTATATCTTTAGTTTGTTCATAAATACTAGCCCCACCAGCTATATAAATACAATTAGTATTCAAAGAAACACAACCTTGAGTAATAGCCCAATCCAACCATTGAGTTAGTTTAATACGACCATTAAGAGTAGTTGCACTTATCACTATACGACGATCTAAAGGCTTAGGTAAGCTTTCAACAGTCTTCCTACCCATTAGTACCACATGACCTAAAGTGCTCTCTTTAAAGAATTTAAGGTCTTCTGGAATATGCCATAATAAGGAATTATCAAAGCCTATTTCACCATTATTTCCAGCGGCAACAATATGTATAACTTTTTTATCTTGATACATCGGTAATCTTCACACCCATCTTAATTAGTGTATTTAAAAAATCTTCATAGTTTTGTTTAAGAGATATACTATTTTTGTTATTAAAAATAATAGTTGTATGATCTTCATGTTCATACATTTTTACTATATAATCAGTATTTATAATATAACTTTTATTATATTTAGAAAGGACTTTAATAAACATTATTTTAAACTTCCAATTAATTCATTAAGAGGTGGAAATAAAGGTTCTAAAGATGCTTCGTAACTTTTACCATTATGAAATAAAGAAATCCATATATCACCAGGATTTTCACCATAGTTAGAGAAGTAAAAATAGAATTTAGGATATTTCTTTGAAAATTTAGTCATATCAGTAATATGATCATACCACTTACATTCATCATCTAAAGATACCTTATAAAAGTCTTCTATCTTTTCAATAATTTCTAAATCGCTAATAACTTCATATGTTTTCTTATCAAATATGGTTAAATTATATTTTGTTCTATAACCCATTATAACTTTCTAACCTTAATTTATTAATAATCTGTTCATAATACTTGCCATCTAGAACTAGAAAATGTTCAGGTCCAGACCAAACTCTTGTTTTTCCGTCTTTACCTTTAGATATTCTAGTAATTTTATTAACATTAAAAGTATATGCAGTATTTTCTTCTGTTACTAATTCAATAAACATTGTATAACAACCAAAAGTAAAAAACCCTATCTAATTAAAGATAGGGTTTAGTTTAAAACTTACCAACCAACAGTTAAAACATTTTGGTTAATAGATACTTTGTAACCAAAGAAATTAAAGTGTTGAAGAACTTGAATTGCTTTGTTACTATACTGAGCTGGTAGAATAACTACTTTTTCATACTGACCTTTGTGAGCATGAGATTTGATTTCTTCATGTAAACGAAGTACATATTTAGCAAAAAGTTGTTCGTTAGCGGTATCAGCTAAAGTATGAGCTTGAGTTGCATTTAATAAAGACATTATATTTTCCTTTTTTTAGTTAAGAGTAATCTACATTATTATAGATTTTTTTATTTTAACTATAATGGATATCATAGTTAGTATTTCACAATATAGTTTGAAACTATTTTATAAAATATTTTTTAATTATTTTTCTTCGATTTTACCGTTAGGGTAAAAAACACAAAGAGGTTTTAATTCAGAAACAGCGAAATCGTGAGTATACCAAGTACCACCAAAAGTTTTATGTTTATTTTCTTTAGGTACTACTATAAGTAAATCACAACTATTTACAATATTTCTATTACGAACAAAATAAGATTTAGGAGCTTTTACTTCATCATTTTCACAAATACCTAATAAGTCTTTTTTAACAGGAGGATGTGATATGATTTTAAATCCATATTTATTTTTTAGTAATTTAGCTAGTTCTACATCTACACCAATGCATTGACCTTGGTGTAAGATTCTTTCAGACCATTCTTGTTGAAACAATAATTTTTCAATATATGCTTCAATATTTTCTTTTTGTACTTTACTCATACCATCTCTAGTACCAGTAACACCAAGAATTAATTTCATACTTGTACCTCTATATGAGAAATAAAGTATTGACAATTACTTAACCAACGTTCTTCTAGTATTTCTTTAACAGTTAAGTTATTTAATACACCTTTAAGCATTATTAAAAATAATCCGTGAGACACTACAAACACATTAGAAGCATTAGCAATATTATGAGGATTAAGTCTTAACTCTTGTACAAATAATCGAGCACGTTTATATACATCATTATAAGATTCAGATGTACCTTCTTTAAAATAGAAGTGACCATAATCATCTTTTTCTTTTAAGAAAAATTCTTTAGTTTTCATTTCTTCTAAAGAGTGACTTAAAGATATTTCATGAATCAGAGGATCTTCTATTATTTTCATATCTATAAAAAGATTAGACATAATTTCTTCAGAAGTTTGTCTAGCTCTTACCCAAGGACTATGAATTAAATATCTAGGATTGTCCATTAAAGGAAAGGTAGTATTTAATTCTATGCCTAATTCACGAGCTTGGTGTCTACCAGTCTCTGTTAAAGGGATAGTATAATCGGGTAGAGTTTCGTAAAGTTTAGGATCAACATTAGCTTCTGATTCACCATGTCTTATACATATTAATTTAATTGAAGCCATTAAATTTGATCCAAAATATTAACAATACCAAAAGAACCACAGAAGAGTTTCTTAAGTGTAGTGTATTCTTGTTTAGTTATTTCTTGTGTTATAAAACAGCCAACAACATCTTCATAACACTCATGAGTTATTTCTTCATTAGTGCCTATATAATAAGTTAAAGAATTATTTTCTTTAAAGTAATCTTTAATTGCTTTGTAAGTTTCGTCTAATTCTTCTTGAGTTGAAATAAAGAAACCTTCAGTAGAAATTTCATCAGCCCAATCATCATAAACTTTAACTAGTAAGTAAGTAGTTGTCATTTTTATACCATTATTAATAAAATTTTAATCCAAGCCCCTTAGAAAAAGCTATGTGTAAATGATATACACGTTTATCTTTAAATGTTCCATTAGGGTAAGTGTCAAAGAATAGTTTATATTTTTTAGATGTAGGAGAGTCATAATGACAAGCTAAAAACAATACATCCCCAGATAATCCTGGTTTTGTTATGAAAAATTTATCTGTAATATCATTTACTTTTTTATCTGATAAATATCCTAATATGAAAGATCTAAAACGCCAATTTATATTATTATCATTAAAATCATGTAAAGAATTTTTATTAAATCTATTTTGATTACTTCTAGTTCTAAAACAAGATATAAATAAATTACTTAATTTTTCTTTATCTTCTAAGGATAAAGAATTAATAGGGTGTGACATATATTACCTTAAAAATTATAATCTTTTAATAATTTAACTAAATCTTTTTTTAAAAAAAACATTTCAACACGATCTTCAAAAACCATATGTTGTTTATCTGTTCTATTGTATCTTTTAACTTTATCTAAAAATTTTTCTAAAGAATGTTCTAGTTCTTCTTTAGAAGTAGGAAATAAGCTTAGTTGATTAGTTGACATTTAAAAATAATTCCTCTGGTTTTATTAGATATTCGAAATTAATAGTATTAGAACATAAACAATAGGTTTCACCATTAATAACTTTTACTTCTTTAATTTTTAATAACATATAATCACTAAAAAACCCTAAAGTCTTTTTATAATAATATTTATAACCAAGACTGTATAAAGAAGCTTGTGTACTACCATTAGCATTAAAATAATTAAAATGTCTACCAGTTTTTGAAGTACACCATTGTTTATTATCTAAATAATGTCCATGAATCATCTAGGGTTTCCTCTTGATCTATTACAAGTCATTGAATAAAACTCAAAACCTATTTCTTTATATTTAGCGCAAAGATCATCTAAACATTTTTGATTTAAAGCTTCTACTTCTATTGTTTCTTCCATATCGGTAGTAATAGAAGTACAATGACAACTAGCTTTATAAATATCACTTACTTGTTGCCAATTATTAAAAGTTTTTCTTGTTTCATGAGTAAGTATTAAAACTTGTTCTAAATGTACCATTAATATTTACCATCTACTTTATTTTCAATATTACCAAACAATATTCTAGGATAATCTCCTATCTTATCTCGCATATCTAATGCATAATGTTTAGGTAAAGGAGATCCAATTAAAAAAAGAAAATACCAATTTAATTCACATTTTCTATAAGGATATACAATACTATATCTAACACTTAACCATCTATGAACTTCTAAAATACCATCAAGGTCTTCATGAGCATGTAAGTATTCTTTATATTCTTCAAGTGATATTAGATCTCTGTATTGCATTATTTATCCTTCTAATAAGTTTTCAACAGAATTTAAACTAGAAGATTTAGTAAAATTATACAATAATCTATCTAAACCAAATGCTATTTCTAATACTAAGTGATTTGAATCAAAATCATTTCTAACAGAGATAGAACAAATTTCCATCCATTTCTCTCCGTTATCAACTTCTATATCAATAGTTTTAATAGAATAAGAAGGTAAACGATCTGATAATACTACACGAGTATTTAAACGAAGAAGATTTTTAACAAAGTTAGCTAATTGCATAATCGTATTAGCTTGATAATCATTCTTTGTAGTAACAGAATAAATACATTGAAATTCTAATTGTTTAAATTCTTTTAAACGCATGTGTTTTGTTGCTTGATCTTGTTCTTTACGAAAAGATTTAGAAGCTTGGTATACACATAAAGGGGCACGTGTTGAATGTTGAAGTAAAGAATGAGCATAAGAATAACTTAATGCTGTTGTCTCAGGCTTTAAACTTAATTGATCATTTACTTTAAAATAATCTTCTTCAGAATACTCTGGATTAATAAGTTCATTAGGGACTAAAACAGTGCCTTCAATTTCTTCAAATAACCAACCCCGATTTTGATTCAACAATATTTGTTGAACATTATAGATTACACTTTTTTTAATATAATCTTGATCGATAATTTCTTGTTGTGTTAAGGACAATAATCCATTCACATTAGTTAAATTTAACATTATTTTCCTTTAAAAATTAATACTATAAACTTCAATAAGTACTATACCTGTACCTGCTATTTTTCTATGATAATTTTTTTTAGAATGACTATATTTACAAGAATATATTTTATTATTAACTAAAACAAAGCCATAACGAACTTCTCTAATGTCGTCTAAAAAAGAATCAGATTTAGCTTTTATAAGGAAGTATTCAAAAGTATCATCTATAAAACCTACTTCTAATAACCCTTTTTTTGTAATAAGAATACCTTCCATTATTTATTACTCATATATAATATCTGATAATCTTTTTGCTTCTTCAGGATTATCTTCATCTAAATAATCTAAACAAGATTCTACTAAACGTTCAAAAAGAGTATGCCCCTTTTGAACAGAACCAAAAGATCTAATAAGACTTTCAACATCTTCTTTTTTAATATCATTAATATAAAAATGACGCATATAATCTTTTCTGAAAGTTTTTTCTTCATTACTTCCGACAGATATTTCAATATCATCATGATATCTAAAATATAAATCAATAGCTTGAACCATATGAAGATAAACATTGGCGTCAGAGATAACCTCATAACCCCAAATATGCATTTCATCAGCCCAATTTGTATCTGTTACAATTAATTTCATTTTTCTTCCTTTAATTTCTGTAAAAGAGTATCTAATGAAAAAACACCTTGACCAGAAGTACATCCACAAGTAGTACAAAATGTTGGACAGTCTTCTCCGTACCAAACATCATAACAATCTGGACAATTTATTTTAAGATTTTCATTAGCTTCTAAAAGTTTTTCAATATTCATTTGTTCGCTCTATACATTATAATTTGTTTACTACACTGAACAGAAATCTCTTGAATTAAAAAACCAGAGATTTCATGTGGACTTAATATAGATTCATATTTCTTAAATACTTCAGTAATAGATAGTTTATGAATATCTCTAAAAACTTCTGATAAAAGTTCAGTAGGATTATGGTGATCATCTTCTTTATATAAAAGTGGATTTAGTTTCATTAGAATGCCAAATTACAATTTAAATAAAAAGGATCATCTGTTACTTCTTTTATAATCCAAGGAGGAAGATCATCAAAATTCATAGCTTCTTCAATATTATTAAATTCTAATTCTGCAACTACAAAATCATACCCATCAAAGAAATCTACTTCCCAAGCATAACCATTAACATCTATTAAAAAACGTTGTTTTTCTATTGTAGGATATCCAAGATTATCTAAACTATCAAAAATTTTCGTAGGGAAAACTTCTTCAAATTCTGTACGAACAACAGAAGTATCCGTACTCTTTTTCTCAGTCCATTTACAACAAATATCACCATTACTTTGAGTATCTTTAACAACTCTTAAAGTTTCTTTTTTAGAAATTTCTAAGTATATACTTTTAACTTGTCTTGAAGTAAAAGATAATTTTTCTGCTTCTTCACGAGTTAAACTACATAAAAATTTTCTTTCAATTTCAAATGGCATAATTATTTATCCTTATAATTCATAATAACTATCAAAAGAACCATCAGAATTTTGTTCTTTAACTTCTATATAATCAATAGAGTTTTTAAACACATGATTTAAAATAACTTCATCAATAATCTTTTGAATAAAAGTAAGCGACTTTAAATATTCAGTAATACCTTCATCACCTATTACAACTTTTTCTTCAATAAAAGATTTGCCATAATGACATAATTGAAATATTTGAACCAAGTATTGTTTATTTTGACGGGGAGTCATTTAACTTTTATTCCTTAAATTTTTCTAAAATTTCATAGTAGCTTTGTTTAGATATTGTATAAAATCTATCAGTCATTTTAAACATTACAAAGTAACCTCTTTTATTAACACATAATCCATCTATATGATTTAAAAAGATATATCGCCCTTCATCAAAGATACAATTTAAATTTTCTGAAAGTTTTATTAAATTTTCTTTTAAACTATGATAAGTAGAAGGATCTATTGAATAATGGTCATAATCACCAAAATTCAATAGGAGTTCATACTTATCATCATCAAATTTAAAATAACGTATGTTTAAAAGATTAAATGTATAAAGACTTTGAAAACTAGTTTGAAATTCAAAGACATACTTACTCATATTTTAGTTGCCACCTGGACAAAAAACATTATGGCATAACGAACCACCATCATCATCTTTACGACCACATACACTACAAGTACCACGGAAAAACACACGAGAGTTCATTTAAAAATTCCTTTATTAATTATTTTATTAAATCTAAAAGACGATCAATCCCTAAAGCAAAACCAATACCACCTTCATATGAACCACCACCACAAATTTGTTTAGAAGAACCTAAACTATCACAAGCGATTTCAAAACCTTTACCTTCTGTATAGTAATCTAACCCACGAGTAACATCTGTATTTAAAACAAATTCGGCAGAAATCCCACTAAGTAAAGATAAAGCTAAAGATGAAAGGTCATAATCTCTAGAAGGATTAATAATCTCAACACCTAATTGTGTAAATTGTCTATACCTTCCTGCTTGAGGTTTTTCACCTCTAAAACATTCTTGTATATAAAATACTTTTACATCTTTAGTTTTTTTAAAATATGTTTTAGACAATTCTTGAATAATAGCAGTATATTCAGGAGCTAAACATAATTCTCTGTTACCTCTATCTTTATAACAAGTATCTTTAATATTCATATATTATCCTTAGATAGTCCATCAGTCTTACGACTCAAATCCCAATACTTATTGATGAAATCAATAACAACTTGAGGATCAATGTCAGAATTAAAGACAATGTTTGGACCATGATAATCCATATGTCCTGCCCAAATAGAATGAGTATCTGAAACTTTATATTCTTTAAAACCAGTAATACAGCTAGTAATACACTCCAACGAACCACATTCAAACGAGAACTGAGAAGTAGTATTAAACTCTGCTCTATGTTCTGTTTTTAAAGGACAGTGAAAATGCACGATACAATTTAAATTAGGAAAAGTATCAAATAAAGATCTTTGAGATTGACCACCAACAGAAGGTTTAGCACCAAAAGCAATCACTTTATCACTTTGTTTACTTTTAAGAGTACTATAAACTTCTAATAATTTTTCTCTATCATGATAAGGAGAAATTTCATCTAAACAATTATACGGATATAATGATGTAGGAATTTCATTTGGAAATTGATGTAGAAAATTTTCTATAGAATCTAGTTGTTCTTTTTCTTCTTTAGTAATAAAGAAATGTTTATAACCAAATACATCATCTGGATCATCAGTAATAACTCGTACTAAACCAACTTCTTCAATTTGATTAAAATCAGTTTTACGTTTAGAAGTTAAAAATTCATTAGTACCTAGCTTAATACCAAAGTGTCCTACAGTAGCTCCAGTCGGACCTTTCTTATAAGCACCTTGAGATCTAACCCAATCAAATACAATTCTGAATGTTTCAGGAATAAGAGGATTAGGTATAATTTCTCTAGGACCTTTTGTTATATTTTCAGAAGGAACTTTTCCTAAAGTATAAACCTTACTAGGAATTCTACGAGTTGTTTGCCAAGGGACTGTGATAGAATCAATAACAGTGCTACGAGTAAAATGAAGGTGAGAACGATCAAGAACCATTTGTACTAAACCATCTAAAGCTTCATCTCTAGTATTATACCAATAAGAAGACTCTTCAGGAGTTACTAATCCGTTATTTTGAAAAGTTAAAAATAATAACTCTTTCAATTGTTTTCTATATTCATTTACATCATCAGAATATTTATAATTAAATTCACTAGTTATTCTAATCTTATTATTTAATAAAGTATCTTCAAATATTTTGGAATTATAAGAAAAATGATTTTGTAACTTATCCATTAATTTATTAATAACTTCTTCAATATTATTTAATAAATTAATACGATCTTTATCAACATCATTAACAAAGACAATATTAGCAGAAGCATCTTTACAAAGTTTCAATCCTTTTTGGAATTGTTCTTCTTTAGTAGCACCACAAGTAGTTTTAAAACCTACTAATAAAATATCTTTACGTTCTTTACGAATTTTATTAATGATTTTATCATAAGGTTTTAATTCTAAATCAATTACAGGAGTACCTGTCGTACTGATACGTCTACTATATTTACCAAAAGTATTAACATCTTCACCTAAAGTTTTATCTTCTGTTCTCCATTCTTGGAGATAAGTAGGTTTATAATCAACCATAGCTACATTAAAGATAATAACTCTAGTATTAGGATCAGCTACAAGTTTATCAACAAGAGCTTCAACGTCTTCAGGAGTATCAATATCTGATTTAATGAAAGAAGCACGAGGTGAAGCCATTTTTGTTAAATATAAATCTACTTCCATTTTATTATCAACATGATGTTGAAACTTATGTAATAAAGTTTTGGCAGTAGTTCCATAAGCAGGAGCAGATAATGCTAGATGATTACTAATATAAGAATTAGTACCACCACCTATAATTGCTATTCTTTTATTATTAGGTATTGTTGTCATTTTTTATCTCTATAAAAAGAAGTAGGGACTAAATACATATAATCTTGAAAACCATTTTGACATAAACGATTATAAATTTGTTGTTCAGTGTATTTACCTTGAATTACATTTAAAAGAATTTTTCTTTTAAAGAAAAGATGAGCAAACTGTGGTTTAAAGTTTTCAATTATTATTTTATGTTTAACAAAAACATGTCTAGCAATACTGTTTTTTGCTTGTTTAATAT